ATGGAGATAAAATTTTACCCTAAAATCGAAAAGGAGCCGGACGGCTCCATAAAAACCAACGCGAAAGGCATGGTTTCCCTCCAGATGGTCATCCATCACAACGGGGAAAGGAAAAAAATAGGCACTGGGGAGTCCGTCTTTCTGCACCTTTGGGATAAGGAGGAGGAGCGGGTAGACCGCAAGCACCACCCCGACGCCGCCAAGATCAACGCCAAGCTGAATAAGCTGATCGTGTGGGCGGAGGAAGGCGAGGGGAAGGTAAGGGCCAGGGACGGGTATGCCACCGTCTCGCAGATAGCGGAATACATCAAGCAGCAGTCCAAGCCCTGGAAATACAAAGAGCAGGCACAGGGAAAGCAGGAGTTGAAGCGCGACCTTGAGAGCCTTTACGAGCACTGGAAGGAGGTGAACAAAGACTACCTGACCGCAGAGAGCCTAAGGAAGTACCACCAGGTCGTGAACCAGATGACCACCCACAAACCGAAGGTTACCATTGACGACATAGACGAGGCGTTTATGCGCAAGTACGCGGCCGCGCTGGCAAAGCAGAAGCTCAAGAGCGGCACGGTGCAGAAGCATTACCAGTTCGTGAAGGAGATGCGCGCGCTGGCGGGGCTCCCCTCAAAGGAGAAGTGGCTTGTTCACAAAACGCAGTACAGCCCCCAGCTAGACCTGACCGCCGATGAGTTCATTAAGCTAATCAACGCATGGCTGCCGACGGAGGGGCTTTCAAGGGAGCGGGACATGTGGGTGCTGCAGGCGTTCCTCGGGCTCAGGCCGGGTGACTTCGCCAAGGTGAAGCCGCACCACCGGAAATCGGTAAAGATAGCTGACCACGGGGAAGTGCAGGTGATGGAGATAGACCAGGGCAAGACCATGAACCCGGTTCAGATCCCGCTGCCTCCTTTGGCGGTGCGGATTTGGGATAAGTACGAGGGCAACTTTATCCTACCCACCCAGCAGGAGAGGGGGCGCTACATCAAGAAGGTGGCCACCGCCGCAGGGCTGAACCGCATGTACGTGAGGCGTGACCTGATAGGGGGCAAGGTAAAGGAAACCTTCATACCTGTGGACAAGGCGATCTCTCCCTATACCGCGCGGCACACGGCGGCCTCTCTGGTGTACGAGGGGAGCGGCGGTGATGACTCGCTGGCGGGGTGGCTATTAGGCCACGCGCAGCACGGCATAAAGGGCACCACGGGCGTCTACGCGAAGGACAAGGCGGCTAGGGTGCTGCCTAAGATACTGGCGGCGTGGGAGGCGATACTAGGCGACAGGGTGAAGTGGCCAGGCTAGTTCTGCGCCAACGTCAAAGGGGCGGGGGTGAGGATGCCGTGCAGGCGCCAGTAGGTGGCGATGCCCTGCTCCGCGTCCGTAAAGCGCGAGGTGATCAGGTCTATGGCCTTTGGGGTGTTGACCCACACGCGCAGCAGTATCTCCCTGCCGCCGCGCTCGGGGCCGTTGAAGAAGTCCACCTTGTAGATGTTGGAAACGTTGATCAGTACAGGCAAGGCGCTGCCCTCCTGCGGTAGCTGGATGAATTTTGGCATGGTGAAATAAATATTTAGTGGGTGTAATTATCGGGGTAAAAGTTTGTACATTTACAAGTGAACATTTTTGTACACCGCTAAATCTGCCTCTAATGCTAGAAATCCATTATTCTCAAAAAGGGACACCCTTTGTCTGGGCGAGTAATCTGCACTCAGAATTAAATATAGAAACCCCGTTACGGGTATGGTTCCCAAGAATGATAGATTATGGTTTCGAGCTCAATCAAGACTACAGTGAACACAATCTTGAAGTAGTTACTAGCAGGGGAGGGAAGTCGATTAAGAGAGACTGGGCGGTGCAGCTTGATATGGCAAAACATATTGCCATGGTTCAGAAATCAGAGATGGGTAAACGGGTGCGGCAGCATTTAATGGATCTTGATAAAAAGGTTCAAGATGGGGCTTACCTTACCCATGCTCAGATAAGCGTTTTGTTTGATGTGGTGAAGGCTTTGGGTTTCTTTTCCGTGCAGGCGTACTTGGAGAAGGAACACTTTACCGTTTTCAACAAGCCTACTGAGTGGTGGGCCTACCGAGCAAAGCTGTTTAACCATAATGCTGACCAGCTAAAGGAGATGGTAAAGGCGATAGGCATTAAATACGAAAGCCAAAGGCAGGCGCTTTTCCACTTGGACAGGTACGAGCTGATCAGAATGGCTATTGTAGACCTGTTGATAGCGATGGGCAAGACAGAAACATACGCTAAGAATGTTGCTTTGTTTGCCAAGCAGATTGCAAAGGAAATAAAGCCCGAGGTCTATGATGACCGTGGGCTAGTGATTGATTTCAAAACGCCGAAGCAGGCCGAGACAATCAAGCACATCATGAAAAGGAGAGAGTCCCCAACACCCATTGACAGGCTTTAGTGAACAACCCCGCCCGACCAGCGGGGTTTTCTTTTACCTCTTCACGGCTTTCACTCCATAGTACACTAACCCACCCCCCGCAAAAGCTAGGGTAAGCCCCGATATAAGGAAACCTGTGTTTGTTTCGCTGCCGCCTGCAATCATGTAGCCGATGCAGTAACCCAAAAGCCCGAGGCCTAGGACTAAGACTACATAGCCCAGTATAACTTTACCGTTTACTTTTGATTTTTCCATAATAAAGCCATCTATTGTATATCTCTCTCCCCCTACCTACACCAAGCCTCCCCCAGGAGGATTCCGTAGGCGTTGTCTTTGGCGGGGTCGTTATGGGAGCCGACCTTTACCACCTTTACTCTGGATACTGTTGTGCTGCTGTCCTTCATAAGCTGGCACAGATACTCGGCGTAACCGTCTCTTCTAGTGCCATCATCTTTCACACCTACATACAGAACATCAGCATCCGTTACGGTGGCATCGAGCACCTTAAGCTCTGCCTTGACTATTCGCAGGGCTCTTTCCTTCTCCTGCTCTTCGCTCAGTCCAGACTCATTGGCACCGGAAGATTGGCAGGATGTGAACAATGGCAGCAGTGAAAAGGATAATAGCAGTAGCTTTTTCATTAGGGGTTATTTAGTGTGTTTGTATTGATTTTCTCTTCTTGGTTCATTTTATATTTATAGTACATTCTTGCCGTTAGGTGGTAAACCTCTACAATTACCCATTTGGCAAATAATAGTAGGTTCCAGGCCACAACAACAGCCGCAATAGCCACTCCTAAAATAAGCATCACCAAGGCTGCGTTGCCGCTTTTCGACCTGCCGAATCCAGAGCGGAAAGACAGGCCGGGTATGCCGGTGCGTATTGAGAATCCTTTAGGGCTAACAGCGCCATACTTGGTTCTGTAGCTAGGGGAAATGCCTGAGCCGCTCACGTTTAAACCTAAGCCCTTGTTTCCTCCTATTCGTTTGCTGTACCTTAATCCCATGGCCTAGCATTTACAGTCTGCTCTATCCACGTATGTTTTATTGTTGTTGCTATTGATGTAATAGCAGCCGCCTTGAGGGCCTAAATAGAGCTGTGCGCCTCCGGCATGGTATCCACATGGTTTATCACCTGTTGATGCTTCTTCATCTGAGCCACTACACGAAAGGATTGCCAATAATAAAAAGGGAAGTAAGAGCTTTTTCATATTATTATTTTTTACCGTATAAAACTTTACCTCCCTCATAAGAGCGAGCTATACTATCCATTTCATCCCAGGCTTTTTTTAGTGCACCAAATTCTCGATACTCAATAAACCCTTTGTTATTTGTAGCAAAACCTGAGATTTGATAATCTGCTGCATCATAGGTCCCTGTTATTATAATTTTTGTCTTATCCCCCGCAGTGATTGAGATATTCAAAATTAAGGCGTCAATAAAACCTTTTGTTGGTCTTTCTCCAGTTGTAATGGTGCCGAAATCTTTGTTAGAATTAGCTATTGGCCAACCAGAATCCGCTAACAATCTACCCATTTTCATGTAAGCCACCTCGGCAGCATCTGTAGTCTCAATATAGATTGCATTGTCTTTACTTTCAGGTGAAGTCTTTGGAGCCACGTAATAGCGATCCAAGCTAGACTTTGACATTGAAGACTTGCCGCTTTCAGTAATGAATTGAATTCGTTCTCTGCCCACGTCTGTAATAGTAACAGCATACTTTGTACCACCCTTTACATAGAGTGTGTCAGATTGGGCGAAGGCTCCGAAGGGCAGGAGCAAGAGGGGGAGTAGTAGCTTTTTCATAATGAGATTAGTTATTGTCCTAAGTCAGCGTTCTTTACTTCGTCAAAGATGAACACATTACCAAGCAGGCCATACCCAATTACCTTTTCTTTCCCCTCCCAAGTCGCTTTAGTTAAAGAGAACAACACATAACTATCGGTGCTAATTGCGTTATCAATCATCTTATCTACAAACGCAAGCCCTAGTGTTGTGCCAATTGCATTCCCTACTTGCTCAAAAGTGTCTTCGCTTTCTGCAGTTTCCGTTGCTATCTCTTCAAGATTCATCTTTTGGGTAAGCATTTGCTTGACCTCTGCTTTGTGAGTCTCTATGGAAGGGTTGGTGGCTGCGAACAATACTAAGACGATGCCTATTAATAAGAGTACTTTTGTGTTCATTTGAATAAGTTTAAAGGGTTTAAAATATTTAATTGTATTATATCTCTTTTCGATTCGGTAAAACACCCGAGAACGTAGGACTATTTCTTTAACTGCTTTTTAAGTCCGTCCATTTCTCTTTTCAGGTTGAATATATCGGCCTCCATGTTGCTCATCTTCACACGCCACTCATAGCGCACGTTAGGGAATTTATTGATCAGGCCGTCTGTAACATGCCACAGCTGCAATACTTCCTCCTTTGGCACCGGGAAACCGCTGTAGGACTCGTTGTCTGACATTAGATATAGGTTTCCTTCAAAAAGGCGGTTAAGAACTCTCTTTATATATACATGGTCTTTGGTAACGACCACATGGATATACCCCTCTTTTATATTGCCTAGATGCCAGTCATCAACATACCTACCTAAGACAGCTGCCTTGTGGTGCAGCGTGGGCTCCATGCTGTCACCGAATACCTCAAAGGCTCTGTATGTGCCGTAGGTGGTGTCTATGTGTGGAATCTTTAGGGTGGGTAGGTTTTTATAGAACTCTGGCTCCTGTAGCAGCGTGGGGTAGCCGCCTTGCGCCTTGGTGTCTACCAGCACAATATTCTCTTCCCCTTGGTCATTTACCGTCACCATCAGAGGCAGGTCGCTCTGGCTGTGCTTTATTTCAACATGAGCTCTGCTTTCATCACCTTTCTTTATAGGCTCTTCGCCTCTCATTAGCCATTCAGACCTGATTTCAGGGAATGTGTCTAAAATTTTAGACAACACTTCATAACCTGGCTTACCTAGTTTCTTGTCAGGGTTCTTATCGCTAGGCATGTAAGTAGCTAATAACCCTCTTGATATGCCTATTTTCTCGGCAAACTGGCTATCAATACCACCTGCCTGAGTTTCAACTAAAAATTTAAGTCTTTGATTAATAGACATATAGATAAAACACGTAAAAAAATTAGAATTATTTTGTACTAAATGCTTGACACCTCGTACTAAATAATATACCTTTACATCATAATAATAACAACAGAGCAATATAACAGATGGAAACCAAGGAGACAAACACAAGGCCTGTCCGTGAGCTGATGCCAGACGGGTACCTAAACCTTGTCGCTCAGGAGAGCGGCATGAGTAACCCAAACATCAGCAACGTGGTGAACAACGAGAAGAGGACTTCTTTTATCTGGCCAATCGTGGAGCGGCTGGCGAAGGAGACTGACGCGAAGGCTTACGAGAAGCGGATGAAGTTTCTGGCCAAGCGTGACAAAGCCCAGAAAGCCCTGAAGGAAGCAACCAGAACCCAACACCAAAACGCCGCATAGCTATGGAAAATAGATTCACCCCTGGCCCTTGGCATGTAGGATATGCAAGCCCCGAATCTAAAGAAAACTGCACCCTTGCGGTTTGGCAAAAAGAAGCACTCGATAGCGGTTTCGGCAGTGTGATCTGTAAAGTTTCTCCTGAATTGACCGCAAATGTAACAGACGAGGCCAACGCAAGATTGATAGCTGCCGCACCTGAATTACTTGAGGCATTAGAAGAGTTATCTGGGTTGATGCAAGGTGTTATTGAAGGAGATTATCAGCCTGATTCTTTCACGCTTCAACTTGCTAAGCAAGCTTATTACAAAGCCACTGGCAATTCTTTAGAACCAAGAAAAGTAGGGGAGTAGCAGCGGAGAAACCCGCCATGTTCCCCTTAACGCAGAGCAAATACAAAGGTTACAATTCCACAAAGAAATGATGCAAGCGCAGATATACCAGGAAGACGGCAGGCTCTATTTCCAGATGGAGATCAAGTCTTTCCCCACCGAGCCCGAGATACTGGATCTGACCAGACAGGCGGTGCGGGAGTTAGCCGAGGCCAAGTACCGTCAGGTGCTGAAGGAGGTAGCTGAGAACGCTTCTTTCCTCACCGTGAAGGAGGTGGCCGAGCTGATGCGCAAGAAGACCACCGAGCCCGTCTACAACCTCATGGAGCTGCCCAAGGGTCACCCGAGAAGGCTCAAGCATGTGTACCACGAGGACAAGCGCTACTGGCTGGTCACCCTAGAGGAGCTGAAGAGATGGGCAAGGGAGAACTCAGAGGAGGGGATAGAGCAGCACATCAGAAGATTCGAGAAGTCAGCAAAGAACAGGAAATAAACAATTCACACTTAAACGTCAAAACCATGTACCAAAACACTACCCCAGTTATCGCCGCCACCGCCGGCACCATCACCCACAACCGCTGGACCATCAGCCCCGAGAAGGAAAACGAGCTTGACGAATATCTGGCCCAGCTGAAGAGAGACGCCATCGAATACATGGTCAACCACCCGATCACGCCCAGCAACCTCTACGAGGTGGAGGGCCGCATCCAGAAAGAGGCGAGAGATGTGCAGCGCGCCCTTGACTCAGGCCATGCCTACAAGATGACCTTCGAGCTGCACGACCTGGTGGTGAAGAGCGCCTGCCTTAAAATCAACTCCAAGCACCTAATGACCATTGAAAGATGAACCAGCCAATCACAGCACATGAACTAGCCTTGCGGGTGTACGAGGTATTCGGCGCCGAACCGGGCTACAGATACCACTCCGCCGACACCTGTTCCGCCAGTGACGAGAAAAGCGGCCCCTACAGCACCGTGAGCATCTGCGTGAAGATCGGGGAGAAGATGTACTGCGCCGGACCTATCCTTTCCACTGTGTCGCAGCAGGATGCCATAGAGAGGGCTTTCCATGACCTGAACAAGAAAGTATTCCTGAAGCTATACAAAGCAGCAGCATGAGAACGCGCCAGATCATCACCAACCCCATTGCCTACACGGGCAAGTGGGAGCAGCTAAGGGCTTACCTCGCCAAAATGAAGACAGTAGTACCCATCACCTTTGAAAGAATCTGATTATGCAATTAAGAAAAGCAACCCGCAAACAAGCCAAGCTGAGAATAGGCCTTTCCGCCCCTTCAGGCTTCGGTAAAACATACAGCGCACTATTGATGGCCTATGGCATCACCTCCGACTGGTCTAAGATCGCCATCATTGACACGGAGAACGGTTCAGGCGAACTGTACTCACACCTAGGTGAATACAACGCGCTGCCACTGGAGGCTCCCTATAGCCCCGAGAGATACATACAGGCTATCAAAGCCTGCGAGGAGGCTGGCATGGAGGTAATCATCATTGACTCTATCTCGCATGAGTGGGAGGGCAAAGGCGGCTGCCTTGAGATTCAGGAAAAACTGGGAGGCAAATATCAGGATTGGGCAAAGGTAACACCGCGCCACCAGGCTTTCATAGAGTCCATCCTTACCAGCAAGTGCCATGTCATCACCACAGTGCGCCGGAAACAGGACTACAGCATGGTACAGGAGGGTAACAAGATGAAGGTAGAGAAAGCAGGCCTTAAGGAAGTAACCAGAGAGGGCTTTGAGTACGAGCTTACCCTGAACCTTGAGATCATCAACGACAAACACCTTGCACGTGCCTCCAAAGACAGAACAGGTCTTTTTGTAGACAAGCCTGAGCAGGTGCTGACAGTGGAAAGCGGCAAGATGCTGAGAGAGTGGGCAGAGTCAGGTGTTGACGTTGCCGCATTGGAGGCAGCGGAAAGAGAAAAGTTAGACAGCCTGCGAAAAGAGCTTATCGAGAAGGTTGACCTGAACCTTGAGTGCTTCGGTGAGGAACTGGCGGAGAAGTCAAAGCGCGCCATCAATAATATGTCGGTAGAGGCTTACCCTGAATGGCTGGAGAGAATCAACAACAAGATAGCCCAGTGCGAGCTTGAGCGTCAGAAACAGGAGGAAAGCCAAGAGGCGCCAGCTGAAATGCAGGTTTCTGCTGAACCTGTAAAAATGGCTACCACCCTCCACAAAGAGAAGATCCTCAAGGCTCTTAACAACCCAGCCATCCCCCGCCAGCGCAAGACAAAGGAACTGCTACGGATTAACGTGCTGACTTATCAAGAAGCGGAAAGCCTCATTGTTGAGCTAAGGGAGCTTATTGAGAAGATAGAGGCGGATCAAGAGGCGGCGGCATAACAGCCCCGCCTACAACAACCGATTCAAGAACGCAGCATAGGAGAGATACAATGGCAAGCGAAAACGGACTATGGATACCAGACAGTATTTGGGAAATAGAGGGGCTTTCCTTTATGCAGAAGGGGTTTGTGGCTGCCATTGACTCACTGGACAATGACCGCGGCTGCTTCGCCTCCAACGGGTACTTCTCTGAGAAGTTCGGCGTGACCAAAGACAGGGCCAGCAAGATCATCCAGGAGCTGAAGGAGCTGGGCATACTGTCGGTGCAGATAAACAAGGGCGCAGGGTACGAAAGAGTGATCAAAGTTATCAGCCTATCTGTGAAAACACCTATAGGTGAAAAAGCAGATAGCTCTATGCCTCAGCACATAGAGGGTATAGGTGAAAAAGCAGATACCCTATCTGCCTCCACGCAGATAGCTATAGGTGAAAAAGCAGAACAGATAATACAGTTAAAGAAAAGAGATATAACAAAGGTTATAACAAAGGGAGAAGGCGCATGCGCGCACACCGCCCCCTCTGACTCTGATTCCCTAAACGACCCCAAAAAAGAGGCCCCCCAGTTGCGCGGCACCCCCCAAAGCAAAGCGACCCAAAAGGCGCAGCAGACAAAGGCGGCGCGGGCGGCAGACGAGGCCACCGAAATCATCTACCCCTTCGACACGCCGGACTTCCGGCTTTGGTGGGGGCACTGGCTGGACCACCGAACCATCAAGGGCTGCGCCTACGCCTCCAAAAAGTCAGAGCAGACGGCGCTTCACCAACTGGCCCAGTTCAGCGAGGGGTTCTGCATTGAGCTGATACAGACGAGCATCGCCAGCGGATGGCAGGGGTTGATTTTCCCGAGAACGAAAGACGATTACAAGAAATACCTAAAGCGGCAGGAAAATGATGAACATGTTAACAACGGCGGAGGAACAGCGGCAGGTGGCTTTGACATGGGCCAATACGCAAGAATGGTTGCAAGTTCTAGCGCAAACCCAGAGCGGTACAAAGGAGCAAATGCAGCAGGCCAAAATGCAGCTGGCGCGCAAGCAGATGAGCCTCACCATGGCTCAGGCTATTGGCGGCACTCAGGTTAGCAGGCTAAAGAAGCAGGACGAGGACATGCTGCTGATGTGCATGGGTATTCTGATCGCCTCCCTCTGCGAGTCGCTGAACCTGTCCAAGGCCATGAATACCCTGCAGACCTATGAAGCCGCCTGCCTGCTTGTGGGCAAGTTCTGGCAGCTGAAGCTGGAGGAGTTCGTGTTCATCTTCAGGGAGGGCAAGACGGGAAGGTACGGGCAGATATTCAACCGCATGGATGTGCAGGTGCTCTCCGACTGGTGCGAGAAGTACCTGAGCAGCGAGTCTAGGGCGGAGTACTTCGAGAGGAAGAACAGCCAGTACAAAACCTCCGAGAAGGAGCCAATTACCCTTGAGATGGCGCAGCGGCTGTCCACCTACTTCAAGCATGTGGAGGCTAAGCCGGTAAAGACGCCGCTCGAGGCCAAGCCGCCAACTTACGAGGATTGGGTGAAGGACTTCACCGCCAACGCAGAACAGTTCACCATTTCGGAACTGAGGGCATGGAGAAAGGAAGGGGAGAAGCAGGGGCGCAAAGACATAGTAGAAATCACAGAACGCATCTTGAACGACTATGAGACAGGCAAACGCACATACCCCGGCACCTGACACCTGCCACCTACTGGACAAGCTGGTGAAGATCCTACGCAGGGCCAATGACGAGGAGCTGCCGGAGTACCTGAGCCACTACTAGAAAAGCACGTCAGACTTCGCGCCCACGGCAAGGGCGGCAGTCCAGGCGGAAATCAACGCAAGACACGAAAACGAAAGACAGCATGAGCGGAATGACACACGGTAGCCTCTTCTCAGGTATAGGCGGCTTTGACTTAGCCGCTGAGTGGATGGGGTGGGAGAACGTCTTTCACTGCGAGTGGAATGAGTTCGGACAGAAGATACTAAAACATTATTGGCCTAATGCTACAAGCTACACAGATATTACCAAGACAGACTTCACTGTTCACCGAGGAGCCATTGATGTGCTCACAGGGGGGTTCCCCTGCCAGCCATACTCCCTCGCAGGTAAGCGGCTCGGAAAGGAAGATGACCGCCACCTCTGGCCGGAAATGCTTAGAGCAATTCGGGAAATTCAGCCAACATGGGTCGTGGGCGAGAACGTTTTCGGCCTTATTAATTGGAATGGAGGGCTGGTATTCCACGAAGTGCAGGCTGACCTGGAAGCTGAGGGGTACGAAGTACAACCGTATGTTCTTCCAGCTTGCGCCGTCAACGCCCCGCACCGAAGGGACAGGGTATGGTTTGTGGCCTACTCCAAGAGCAACCGAGATAGACAGGAGCGAATCTGCAATAGGCTGCAAGGGAATGAATGTGATAGCTGCGAACGGGAAAGAGTGGGGAATAAATGTAGCCACTGCTGCCAAGATGTGGCTACTGCCCACATCTACCACAATGGACAGCATGGCACCCAAGACAGACAAAGCCATCCTGAAGGAAATGACGGTGACAAGGCCAGGGCGAACACAGTTGAGCAATCTCAGGGATGTGGTAGTGAGGCAACCAGAATTATTGCCGACCCCACAGGCAAGGGATTGGCGCTCACCCGACAAGCCGGAAAGCGGGAATTTCAACAGGAAGATGGAGAAGGGGTGGTCAATAGATCTCAACAGTTTGGCGCCACTACTACCAACACCAATGGCATCGGATTGCGGGGAGAAGGTTACGGGACTGGAGAATCAGGGCAGCCTAACAAAGAGAGCCCGGGCAATTACTGGCAAGACTTCCCAACTCAACCCCCGGTTTGTTCTGGAGATGATGGGCTTCCCACCGGATTGGACGGAATTACCTTTTCTAAGTGGCGAAACGAATCCATCAAAGCAGGGGGAAACGCCATAGTGCCCCAGGTGGCCTACCAGATATTCAAAGCAATCAACCAACTAAGCCAAGCCTCATGACCACCCCAAAAAGCCCACTGGAGCAGGCCTTAGAGGAACTGCGCAACGAATACCCAACTCTAGATCCAGCCCAATATCACTACAACTGGCTTAAGATCGGCGTGCTGAAGGGGCTGGAGATGGCAAAGCGGCAAGCTGCCGTGAAAGGCTACCAAGGATTAGACGGACACCCTTACATGGAAGAGTATGAGCAAGAGAAAGAAAATGATTTGGACTGATGCGGCGGTCTCCTATCTGGTTGAGCATTACCCCAACCAGCCCACCGAGAAGATAGCCCAACACCTTCGCCGCCCTTTAAGCAGCGTGTACAACAAGGCGGCGTCAATGGAGCTGAAGAAAAGCGAGGAGTACCTGAGCAGCCCCCTGTCAGGGAGACTGTCAAAAGACCACCAAAGAGGCGGGGTGACCAGATTCAAGAAAGGCCAGCCTGCTTGGAACAAGGGAATGAAAGGGCTTGACCTGAGCGGGGGCAAGGGGCAGTTTCAGAAAGGCAACAAACCCCACAACACCAAAAAGGATGGCGACAGGTCTATCCGCAAAGACAAAAACGGAATAAGCTACGTGCATGTCAGGGTGGCAAAGGGGAAGTGGGTGCATGAGCACCGCCTGCTGTGGGAAGCGGAGAACGGACCTATCCCAAAGGGGATGATGCTGCGCTGCAGAGACGGAGACCAGACCAATACCGCCCCCTCCAACTGGTACCCTGTCAATAGGGCGGAACACGCGAGGCTGAACCACAACCCCGAGAAAGCCTACCTGAACGGCCCCTTCCATAACCTAAGCGACAACTACGTGGCCACCATGATCACGATGAAGGAGCCGCACCTGAAAGAGGAAGTCAAAAAGCAACCTGAGCTGCTGGAAGTAGCCAGACTTAACATGAAACTGAAGCGAGAACTTAAAAAACAGGCGCAATGAAAGGATTAGAGAAAATAGCGCAGATGGTGGGCAAGTCCTACATGTACTGCAAAGAAGTGTATGCCATCAAAGGTTTTATACCTGAGGAAAGGGGTGTTCGGATAAAGACGGACCACAAAGACATCTTTCTTTTAGAAGACGATTTGCCAAGCCGGCTTCAGCTTTTCCTGCCAACAGATGAAACGCGCGCAGAGATACAGGTAATGCCCCAGACAAACGCATTAGGCCAGATTAGGGGTGTGCTTATGGAGACGCTGGAAAAGGTGCAGAAAGACAAAGACTATGTGCCTCAGGCCTCGCAGATCAACAAGACGGCTACTGCCCTTACCAACCTGATGAAAACGGAATTGGAGTTCCTGAAGCTGATGAAGAAAGCCTAAACCAAAACAGCAAACAAATAAAGCAGCATAGATATGGAAATTAAAGGATACAGCTTAGCAAAGAAACTGAATTGGATTTCCCTTGCCCTTACATCTATCACTATTGGAGTGCAATACTTCCAAAGCGGAGAGGTGGACGTGAAGTTAATTTTTGCAGGTGCTTTCTTCTGCGCAAGCATGGGACTGATTGCCTGGTGCGAACGCAATTATCAATAACCAAAAGAAGACCATGAACCCACAACTGACCCTAGGCCTCACGGCGGCAGAGCAGCGTGACGCCACGCTGATAGCGGCCAACTACCCGAACTACCTGCCGAAAACCGACTACGGCCACTGGCTCCAGATGCAGCAGAAGCCCAAGACGCACACGCCGTCCATCCCCCTGAAACCCAACTCAACCGCACGGATAAGTGAATAGATATGAAAACAAGAGAGATAAAATTTAGAGCGTGGGCAGAGCATGAGCGCCAAATGTATCTACCAGAATATACCGATGAAGAAAACTTCTACATATCCGCAGAAGGTGAGGTGAAATATCTAGCTGAATATGGGCTATATGAAAGGAGTACATCAAAAGAATTCCGCAAGGATTGGCACTTGATGCAATTCACTGGTCTGCACGATAAGAATGGTGTAGAGGTTTACGAGGGGGATATGGTGCAATTTGTTAATGGTAATCGAGGTCAAGTGGTGTTTGGTGAATTTAATGCCATGATGGGCTTCTATGTTAAGATTATGATTCCTTCAGGTGCTAACCATATTCCACATCCTGTGTTTCTTGAACAAGACGATGAAGTAATCGGCAATATATACCAACATCCTGATCTGCTATTATGAAAACCCCAGCCCTCGCCCTGCCCCTGATCGCCTGCGGATGGCAGCAGGTAGACCGATACACCAGACTATGCGGTTTCAGGATACCAGAGCCGCCCCTGTACCGCTCGCCGCACTCGGGTAAGGTGTTTCCCTTATCGGAGGCCTTACGTCGCCACAGAGCCCGCCAAATCGCCATTATCGCGGGTGCCGCCATGATGCACGTGGTAGCAAGGAAGGTATTGCGCCACATCGAGCTCTACAGGGCACGCATGGAGAGGGAGCAGGCAGAACGGGTAGAGAAAGCAATGTTTGTTTGACCAGTAACGAAAGAGAGATGATCTACATCGGAATAGACCCCGGCTCCACCACTGGAATGGGTATCTGGCACTCAAGGGAAAAACAGCTAAAGCTACACCAGTTCACCGGTATGTACGAGGCCATGCAATACCTTGACCACTTCGTGCAGGCAAGGGAGAGAAAAGGCGAGGAGGTGCACGTCATCATCGAGGACGCAAGGCTGGTGAAGGGCAACCGGTTCTTCGCCCACCAGAACAGCAGCCGCAAAGACCAGGGCGTGGGTTCGGTGAAGGGAGCCAGCAAGGAATGGCAGCGATTCTGCGAGTATCTAGGCCTCTCCTTTGAACTTAAACCGCCCACCAACACGAAGGTAACACCTGAGTATTTCGAGAGCCTGACGGGGCTTAAAACGAAGAAAACGGAAAGCCACAAAAGAGACGCCGGAATGCTTGTAATAGGGCGGTAAAAGTGTGGCGATAAAATGGTTGCCAAACCCATCAGAAAACGGGCAGGCGCCGCCGCAAAGGCGGAAATTGGAAATAGAAAAAGTGTGTAACGAAAAAGTAATGATACTATGAGTACAGCCAAACCGCCTCAGCACATTCAGATGCTGCATTTAGATAGAATGGCGCTTATGGCACGCTATCCAGACAAGTACTTCAACATTGCTTTTGTTGATCCTGAATATGGAATTGGTGAAGACGGAAAAAGCAACCACTCCAGAGGCTCACTTGCAACAGCAACCAAATTCACTCCTAAGCAATGGGATAGGGAACCGCCACCACAAGCCTACTTTGATGAACTGCAAAGAGTAAGTAAGCATCAAATTATCTGGGGAGGAAATTACTTTTCTGACAAACTGCCCCCTTCTGCAGGTTGGGTTATTTGGGATAAAGTGAATGGGTTAAGTGACCAAGCAGATTGCGAATTAGCCTGGACTTCCTTTGATATGGGCATTAGAATTTTCCGCTTCATGTGGGCTGGAATGAGGCAGGGCAAAAGCATCAGAGAAGGCCACGTGATGCAGGGGAATAAGAAGCTGAACGAGAAGCGCAGGCACCCGACCCAGAAACCAAGGGCACTCTATAAATGGATGTATGAGCGTTTTTGCAAACCCAATTTTAAAGTACTTGATACTGGTTTTGGTTCTGGAAATTCTGCCATAGAGGCGTTCTTTTTCCTTAATCCTGAATTGGGTGGCGAGTACGTGGGCTGCGATATTGATGAGGAATATTTCAACAACGCAGTAGCTGAATTTGAGAGTGCCACACAGCCGCTACCTCTCTTAGTATAAATAAAATCAAATGATTAAGAAGCTAAAAACATACGTCTGCAACTGGTGTGATTTAAAGCTGCCAGTAGAAAACATGGAGGTGTGCCCAAAGTGCAAGGGGCACCACTGCTGGAACTGCTATTGCGGTAATTGTAACAGAGATTAACTAATGATATGAGATACTCGCATGATGAATGGCTAGATAAGCAGGCAGCAGACTATTGGAGCTCCGGCAGTGAACCAGAGCAGGAACTCTGTACCTATTGTGATCTGCCCGCCACAATGATCCACGACCAAGAGCCTCTATGCGCCAGCTGCAAACAAGAGGAAGACGCAGAAAACCAGATGTGACTAAATGAAAGCTTAAAACGCCATACCCCCTCTCACCGCAAGCCTAGCCAATAACCTCTGGCGGGCTCTGCGGAGGGAAAGGAACAGGCGGCGGCTGAGTTGGAAATCCACGGGCAAAGAAAACGTTAAAGTTGTTGTATAATTCGGTAATATTTACGTAATTACTAGCTGTTGGTTAAAGCGTTAATTCAACCTAAGCAGGTCGGGTAAGAGCCTGTAACATCGTGCGGTAGAGCAGTGGTCAGCTCGCTAGCCTCATAAGCTAGAGGTCGGTAGTTCGAATCTACCCCGCGCAACACTTTTTAAACGTGGACGAAGTGAGAGCGACCTCCAGCGTCTTCAATGCAACGGACTAGCTATCCGGTTGGTGCACCAATGCAAGCGAGACGGCTGTAAAAAGCAGATTAGGCCAAGGGTGGTTCGTTCTACTCTTGGCCACTAACAGCAGGGAGAAGCCTTGCTGAGAAGAGGTTCGGCGGATAGTGTAGCGGTGCACAGGTGAGGTAGTCGCCATTAGGTAGACCCAACCCAAGAGCAGGTTCGACTCCTGCCCGACGTCAAAACCGGAAGCAGAAGGCTCCGGAACAGCATGCGCCGCATAGGTCGCGATACCGCCCCTTTGGTTAATCAGCATAAATGTGTTCAGCTAAGCTTGACAATTCATAATGCGAAAGGTAAAGTAAACTCCAGAGGCAAGCGGATTGTGCAGCGGCGCTATTTTATAGTTTAGGTTTGCTCAGGACGGGGTGGCGCATCGCTGCCCCTGCCGAGCGTAATGAATGAGGTATGATACACCCAGATGATGTGAAGTTTCAGTTTGTAAGTTCAATGGCATTGAAGCGGCAACACCATTCATTGTACAGAAACGATGAACTAGGTATTCAATGGGAGCAAATATCAAACAGAACCCCATGCGGCACAGGCATCACGAAAAGCAAGAGCTATTTCTTTATTGATAATGACGAGAGGGAGTTCTTAGACCTTGAGGCGTGTGTGGATGCCTATAATGATAAGTTTCAGTTTGAGGGCGAGAATCCTGACCATGAGGTTAAGTATGTGAAGGTTATTATGAAGCGCGATAAAGCGGCCTAACCCCCAACCCCACAGTAAGCAGTAGTTGAGATGGCAGCACCGAAGAAGAACAAGAACGCAGTTGGAAATGAAGGGGGGAGGCCTCCTATTTTTGCTTCACCAAAGGAGTTGCAATCGAAAATAGATGAATACTTTGAATACATCAAAGGCGATCTAAAAGAGGAGCGGGAGACAATTAACTCTAAGACCGGCGCAACGCAATATATCTTAATCTGGAATAGGGAGCCTGAGCCGGCCACTATCACAGGTTTAGCGTTGTTTTTAGGATTCGCAGACAGGCAAAGCCTTAATGACTATGAAGAGAAAATTGAGTTTTCTTTCATGATAAAAAAGGCCAGAACAAGAGTTGAGAACGGCTATGAGAAAGCCCTTCACGCCCAAAGCCCTACAGGTGCCATTTTCGCACTGAAGAACATGGGATGGAACGATAAGCAGCAAGTAGAGCATAGTGGAGGTATCATAACTAATCCAAAGGAGCTAAGTGACGAAGACCTTGCAAGAATCGCCGCCGAGGGTTAGCCCAGCACAAGCCGCAGCCGAGTTATTGGCGCGTAGACAGGCCCGCACTAACATGCAGGCCTTTGTGCTTTATACCAAGCCCGACTACGTGGTGAAGCCCTTCAATCATGAACTCTGCAAGAAGTTGGACGCCTTCGCCAGGGGCGAGATAAAGAAGCTAATCGTTACTATGCCGCCACAACACGGCAAGAGTGAGCTTACCACCCGCCGCTTCCCAGCCTATCTACTAGGCCGTAACCCTAAGCTTAAGATTGCTATCTGCTCGTATTCAGCCACCGTGGCAGAGAAGTTCAACCGCGACATACAGCGCATCATTGATAATGACTCTTACCACAAGATATTCCCCGACACCGTTCTGAATGAATCCAACGTGGTGAGCTCTGCGCAAGGTTCCTTCCTGCGCAACAGTGAGATATTCGAGACGGTAGGGCATGGCGGCTTTGTGAAGACCGTGGGTGTGGGCGGTTCCCTTACCTCCACGCCTGTGGACATTGGCATCATTGATGACCCGTTGAAGGATCGGAAAGAAGCCAAATCCATCACCGTGAGGGAAAGCGTTTGGGACTGGTACACGGACGTATTCGAGACACGCCTTCACAACGATAGCCAGCAGCTGATCATTATGACGCGTTGGGACCCTAGCGATCTGGTGGGGAAGGTGCTGAAGCGTGACAAAGACTGGCAGATAGTGAACTTCGAAGGCATCAAAACAGGGCCTAAGACCGATTATGACCAACGCGAGGTAGGAGAGGCGCTATTCCCTGAAAAGCACTCCTTAGAGAGGCTATTAGCCATTAAAGAGAGTAACCCCATCACGTTCAACAGCCTTTACCAGCAAGACCCGAAACCAAGCCTAGAGGCGTTGGTGTACCCGAACTGGAGGCAGATACAGGCTATGCCAGACCTGCAACCCACCTACGGCATGGACTTTGGCTTTACCAATGACCCTAGCACCCTGGTGGAGGTGATGAAGCAGAACCTCAAGATATTCACAAAGGAGGTGTTCTATGAGAAGGGGTTGACCAATAACGCCATCAAGAAGCGCACGCTCAACTACTTCCTTAGCACTGGCCGCAACCTGAAGTCTCTGATAGTAGGCGACAGCGCAGAGCCCAAGACCATAGCAGACCTGCAGGCGGAAACCATCTGCAGAGTGGAGCCAAACGACAAGCGCGACTTCCCGAACCTTACAGCCTATATCTTCAAAACGCATGAGGGTGAGTTCTATAAACTTGCGGGACTGAACATTGTTGGCGCGCACAAGCCACCAGGCAGCATCAACGCAGGGGTGGAGTACCTGAATGAGCATGAGGTATATGTAGAGGTGAATTCAGCCAACCTGTGGCAGGAGCGCAACAGCTACGAGTACATAATGATGAACGGCGTATCTACCAACGAGATTTACGACCGTAACAACCACGCGCTGGACCCGATTAGGTACGTGGTGAATACTGTTTACAGCAACAACAAACCCAACAACAACTGGTAACATGAACTTCCTAGAACGCACTAAAACACTATACCAAGCCGCTCTTCTGAGCTACGACCTGCCGATGGCGGTAAAGGCCTTGGGTAATACCTCGGTAACGGTCCAGCAGCTGAACGAGGCGCTTTACCAGTTCCATAACAAAGGACAGTTAATGGTGCCGGCCTATGACTCAGCAAAAAGCAGCAAGGCGTATGTAACTATTGACGATATTTACAGTATAGTCAACTACATCATCACCACCGCATCGCCAATCCCATGGCGCGTGATGGTAAGGCAGCCTGACGGCTCCGCAAAGGCAGAGAACGGCCCCCTTCAACACCTCATAGACAACCCCAACCCGCACCAAGGCAGAGAGCAGATAGTGGAGGCCCTTCTAGGGTATAAGCTGCTTAACGGCAATACTTACCTATGGGCGCCACGGTTAGAGGTGGGGGCTAATAAGGGCAAGGCAAAGGAAATGTACGTTCTGCCCGCCAACCGCACCAAGATCGTGTTTGGTAACGCCATTAACCCCGTCGGCGGCTATAAGCTTTCCTATACCAACTACTCCAAAGAAGACTTCAAGCCTGAGGACGTGCTGCACTCCAAGTACTTCAACCCTGACGTGGAGGAGTTCGGCGATATGTACGGGCTGAGCAAGCTACGTGCAGCCGCCAAGCGTATGGCCATAGCCGGTGAGATCGCCACCGCACAGGGCACCAGCTTCAAGAACATGGGCCCCAAAGGTGTATTGGCAAGAGACGGAGACGAGTTCACGGAAACTCAGGCAACCAACTTGGAAAAACGGTTCCGGCAGAAGTACATGGGAAGCCATAACGCCGGCGCGATACCAATGACCGGAGGCTCTGTTAAGTGGGTGCCGATGGGGTTAAGCCCTGTTGACCTGGATTTGATAGAATCCGAAAAATGGACGTTTGACAAACTCTGCAACGTGTTCAAGTTCCCGAGCCAGGTACTGAACAACGGGGGGGAGGGCACCACCTTCTCCAACAAGCTGGAGGCGAAGAAGATGCTGTACACGGACTGCATCATTCCCGAGCTGCAGAGCGTGATAGCCGATTTCAACCGTTGGCTCCCTATGTATTACGACCCGTCCGGAAACACTTATGTGGAGCTGGACACCTCCGGTATTTCAATCCTTCAGGAGGACAAGAAGGCGCAGGCGGAGATGCTGAACGCCGCGTGGTGGGTATCAGTGGACCGCAAGCAGGAGATATTGGGAGAAACAGTTGACCCTAAGTGGAAGGGCGTGTACATGGTGCCTATGAACATGGTGCCGGTCACTGATCCTTCTGACTTTACCCGTGCCACCGACATTGAGGAAGAGGTAAAACGACTGAAAGAGAAAGGCATATCCGATTACACATAACATAACCGCATGACATTCGACCCCTTTGAGTACCTACCCTACAGCACCAAGGACGTGCGACCGGGGCACCTGAGCGTAGGCTTCGGCATCTACCTGCACCACAGAGACGTGATAGGGCTCACCAAGGGGGTGATGCACATTGAAGAGTTTTACAGGGGCAAGCCGGTGCTGATCGGCAAGCCAAAGAGGTATAAACACCAAAGGAATTAGCAATGGATTATAAAGAATTTAAAGTAACGGGCGCGGGTGTTTTAAAGGTTTCTGAGTCTGCAGAGTGGGAGTGTGGGCAGGATAAGGGCTTTTCATTAGGCTTCTATTTTGGAAAGGATAAACAGGGGTGGCAGTTCTTGGGGAGCGGTGTTTTGCCTATAGCCGAAGCAATAAAATTAGCGCACTTGATCTTGGAAAACGCCCCGAAAGACCAATGAAAACTGAAGCCCAAAAAGCCTTTCTCTGGAAATCAGTAGACCGAAGGCGCGCAGCCTTTGACGCACGCGGTCAGAGACTGATACTGCAAGCCCTTAACAAGCAGATAGCACCCGTGATCGTGGCCATAGAGCAGGGGAAAGACGCAGAGAAAGCCATATCAGAAAAGCCCATTCAGGAGGCTATCACAGAACTGTACGTCATGGTGGGGGTGCACTTCGCCAAAGAGCAGTACGGAAGCCTGAAGAGCCACGAAAGCGACTACCTGACCAAAGCCGATGCCGAGGAGAGCGTGTGGATTAGGTTCATGCGCCGTTTCGCGCTGGAGAAGGCAGGGGACAGGATAAAGGCTATCACGGAAACCACCCTCAAGAAGGTGCGCTCAGTACTGGAAGAGGCGGCAAAGGAGGGGTTGAGCATACCCAATACCGCCAAGTTGATGATAGATGAGTTCAACGGCATCAATAAGCAGAGGGCAACGGTCATTGCACGCACGGAGATCGTGTCAAGCAGCAACCGCGGCAGCCTGTTGGGTGCTCAGAGCACGGGTCTGAAGCTGAATAAAGAGTGGCTCAGCACAAGGGACAGCCGCACGCGTGAGAGCCACATTGCCGTTGATGGCCAGACAGTAGACCTAGAGGGGCTGTTTAAGGTGAACGGGGCAGAGTTGGAGCACCCAGGGGACGGGACGCACGGCGCACCAGCATCAGAACTCGTTATGTGTCGCTGCACACAGGTTTATGTGCCTAAGTGATTTATGATATCAACATCTTTTGTGCGCTTGTTGTAAGAGCGGGTATAACTTCTATCTTTGTTTACACCAAATCCATAAAAGTTATGTTTTTAGAATTACCGTACCCTGAAGACTCTCCAATTAGGCAAACTATTGCACAAAAAGAAATCCATGGAGTGGTTCGTAGTGAACATGACCTTACTCTTACAATAGTATATGACGGGGCTAATGGATATAGAATGGAGCACGTTTATCAAGCGAAGTCAATAAAAGAGCTTGATGAATTGTATGTAGAAATTAGAAAAGACTTGGGTTTAGAAATCCAAAATCCACAACCGGAGCATCAACCTTTATCTCAGAGAATGAGGATAGCTAGAAAGAAATAAGCTAAAGCCCCGCCTAACCGTGGGGCTTTATCATTTAAACCAATCCACCACCCACTCCCAAGCCTCTTTCCCCTTCAGCAGAAGGAGCATGGCCAAGGCGATAACGCTACCCGCTATTACGGTGCTTTTCACCTTCTCCCACCAGTAGTGCTCGTGTTGCCAGTGCCTGCGGTCTTTCTTTTCCATACCAAGTTTCTGTGCACCCCCATAACAACGCCCCATATCTGCCCGTCACTGAGAGGTACGGGTTCGCCTGCCATCGGTTCAGCCAGTAGCCACCCTTTGCCGTCACGCACCTCGTAGCGCCTCATCAGCCACTCCGTGGTGAAGGCCAGCACCAACATTCCGCTTTCGGGTGTCACGTCCCTGTCAATTAGCAGCAGGTCGCCTTTGACGATACCCGCGCCGCTCATGGCGTTGCTGTCCATGAAGACGTGGAAGCGGGAGGCCTCGTTCTCAGTGGCGTAGCTGTTCAGGTCTATGGTCTCGCTTCCGTGGTCGTTCAGGTACTGCATGGGGCAAAGGTACGGATTCGCACGGGTTTGAGAAAAGGAGGGCGGAAACGGGTTAGGCTATCCCTCTTTAGGGTAATCGTCCCAACTGATAACTGTATCGCTTTCATTCATGTGCGACTGTACTTTTACCTCAAAACCATTTTCCTTCAGCTTGATAATAATGTGAGGCGGCAAGTGCCTGTAAATGGTTAGTTGCATTTCGCCTTTGAGGGCTACTTTAGAGATTTGGTCATAGATTCCCTTTACCTCTTCGTCTCGCTTTCTGTCTGCCAATACCTTAGCTTGTTTGGCAAGTGTTAATGCTTCGTGTGCGTACATATCTCAATCAGCAGCACCGCTGCCAGAGGTTTGGTTAGTTAGACAAAGTTGGCCTTGTTGTTGGTTATGATATAGTGTGACTGGCACGGGAAGCCATAGTTCCCTATGGAAGGGTGTAACGAAACGTTAGATCCTTTTTCTGTCAATTGCCAGCCTCCTTTCCCTAAAGGTGTTACCGTTTCGTTGCCGCACCCACAGAGGCATTTATGCAAAGCAGTGCCAAATTCCTTAGAGATATACAGCTTACCTTCTTCCATGCTCTCAGGCACATACTCTACAAATACCGGCTCTATGGCTACCTGTTTTATAGTTTTCATCTTTGGTTAGTCTTTGAATTGCAGTTCCTCGCCTGTGGTAGCAAATATGTAGTTCTGCAACTGGTGTACATAGGTAAGTTTCGCTAGCCTCTTGTCTAGGTTGGTATCCCAATAAACAGACCAGTAGCCTTGTATATGCTTCCGGTAAACGTTTTTCCTGTTGGGCAGCTGAAAGCCGTCTTCCGTCTTTTCAAACCCCGCCCGTAGCAGCCAGTCTACGGTAAGTGGAATGGGGTCTAAATCCTTTACATCAACATCAAGATAAACCGGGCTATTTGCACCAATTAGATTTACTTCATCATCAAGGAAGTTTAATCCTGCCACTTGAAACAGCACATCCTTATAAACCACCCTTGAACTATTGCGCAACTCCCTAGCCTCAATCATGGCGCGCTCCTTTCTGGACAGGTTCTGAGAAAACCAATCTATCTCGCATTGCATTGATCTTGTCAAACAAAAGGGACAGTTCCGCCTTGTCTCCTGGCGTAACGTCCATAAACAGAATATCTTGAATGTGGCTCATGGCCATAGAAAGCTTTCGGTTGATTTTAGATTTACTCATTTCACTTTCTCCTTTCAGTTAAACTTTATATAGCGGAAACAGTATAAATACCTATCCCACCCCCGATAAGCATCCGTGTAAATGTGGGTAACTTGGTTTATTAACATTACTTATGAACATATCTAGCTCTCTGATAAATAGATAAGCTAAACCCGTATTCGTTTCGTCTACTTTGCCTCGTTTTGTCGGGGCTTTTTTATGCGCATGCTCGCCACCTGCTTTTTCCTGAGCACGTTCACCAGCGCCCACTGCTGGCTGTTCTCAAACCAATACCAGACGAGGTAGGGCTCAGGCTGTATGTGCGTCATGGCTTGTCGTCTAGGTTGACTGCAAACGGGAAGCCTCCATTCTTGATAGCGTCCTGCCTGTACAGGTGCCTACGGTAATCCGATAGCGTTGCAAACCCTAATGCCTTCCGCCTTTCCTCCATTGCTTTTTTAAGTTCCGCCGCCACGCTTAATGTTGGTAATCTTGGCTCTTTGCTTTCCATAAATATATGTGTGTCATATTTATACATGAATATACGTAAAGTATAGATTTAAGCAAAGCCTTTTTGCACTTTTGTTAGTAAGTAATAGCAAAATTCGCCGTAATGCTGAATCACTACCTCACCAAAAGCACCAGCCTGAGTTTTAAGGACGTGGACACGGCCAAAGGCATTGTGACCGGCTATTTCTCGGCCTTTGATATTCCCGATTCAGACGGCGATGTTATCCGCAAGGGGGCATACGCCAAAACCATCACTGAACGCGGCCCCAAATCCTCACAGCCCCGCATCAAGCACCTCTTAGACCACAACACCACCAAAGCCATAGGCAAACTGCTGGAGTTGGAAGAGGACGCGACAGGCTTGCGCTACGTGTCGCAGCTGGGCAGCCACACACTCGGCAAAGATGCGCTGGCCATGATACAGGACGGCATCATCACCGAGCACTCCGTGGGTTTCAAGACCATTCGGGAACAGCAGCAGGGTGACTATAACGAGATCACGGAGATACTCCTTTGGGAAGGCTCCAGCCTACAGGCTTGGGGCGCTAACCCGTTCACACCCATCACAGATATTAAGAGCCAGTTAGCGGCCAACCCTGACCACATGGAGAAGGTGTTTGCCCGCTTCGATAAGCTATGCAAAGCCCTTACGGGTGGCAATTACTCAGACGAGACATTTGAGCTGCTCCAGATAGAGCAGAATCAGATAAAACAGGCAATCAAAGAAACGCTCACCGTTGCGCCGGTCACTGACCACCCAACCGCCGAGGCTAAGAAGAATGCCGAACTACTTCAATTATTCAGAAAAGAACTAAAACTGACCTACTAAAATGGCGGATCAATTAGAAGAAATCAAAAAATTAGCCTCTGACATCAACCAAATGGTTGAGAAAGGCAATGAGCAGGCGAAGCTGGCCATCGAGGAGAAGGGCAAGGCTATTGACGCAGCCCTTAAAACCGAGCTGAAGAACGCTTTGGATGCTCACACCGAACTGGTGCAGAAGCAGACTCAGGAGCAGTTTGACGCTCTGCAGACCCAAATCAAGAAGTCCGGCGGCTTCGGCAACAACAGACCCGAGTCATTCGGTGACCTGGTAGCCAAGGAGCTGGAGGCCAACAAAGGCAAGTTGTCAACTAAAAGCCCGTTTGAGCTGGAGTTTGACCGCAAGGCAGTTGGTGACATGACCACTGGGGTGAACCTCGGTGCCGGTGTGCTTCAGCCTTCTTTGCAGCCGGGTATCATCAACCGTCAGGCTTATTTCAACCACGTGCGGGACTTCCTGACCGTGCGCCCTACCACTTCACCTGTTATCGCCTACGTGCGTGAGAACGGCGGGGAAGGCTCTTTCACTACAGTGGCGGAAGGCGCTCTGAAGCCGCAGGTTGACTACGACCTGAGCTACCAGACCACCAACGTGAAGAAGATCGCAGGCCATATCCGCATCTCTGAGGAGATGATTGAGGATGTGCCTTACATCACGAACTACATCACCACCCGTGGAGCCGAAGACCTTCGCCTGGTGGAAGACGCACAGATCCTTTACGGGGACGGCACTGGCCAAAACCTGAGAGGTATCACCTTAGACGCATCCGCCTTTGCCCGCCCCGCAGGCATGGGTACAGTGGCGAACGCCAACAACGTGGACGTGATCCGTGCTGTGATGGCGCAGATCAGAGTAGGCCGCTACGCCGCCTCTGCGGTAATGCTGAACCCTGTGGATGTGGCAATCCTTGAGATGGCCAAAGACACCCAAGGTGCCTACCTGTACAGCAACTTCACCAACGAGAACAGCATCCCTAGAATCTGGGGTCTGCCTATCATCGTGTCTGACTCGGTAACTGCCGGCTCGTTCCTGGTGGGTGACTTCCGCAACGGGGCAGAGCTGTTTGACCGTCAGGCGCTGAACGTGCGCTTCTACGACCAGGACAGAGACAACGCCATCCGCAACATGGTCACTATCGTGATCGAGGAGCGTCTGGCGCTTGCTAACATCCGCCCTGCGTCTTTCGTGACAGGCACCTTCACAGCCGCCAAAGCAGCCCTAGCCGCTGCTTAATTGATTCTTAACGGGAAGGCCTCTGCATAAGAGGCCTTCCCTAAATCATCAAAGCTATGAAAGTAAAAGCACTGAAGACCATTGCCGGGTACTACGGAACCATTGAGGCCGGAAAGGAGAGAAGTATCGCAGCCGATGTGGCAAAAGACTTGGAGAAGGCTGGATTGGTGGAGATAGTGGACGAGGAGACGGCGCCTGAGGAGCCTAAGCAAGGCTCGGATATGACGGCGGCTAAGACCACCAAACGCAAGAAGAAATGAAAGCCATCGTCCTGACCTCCTATAGAGACAAGCACACGCGCAAGGTTCACACGGCGGGGGACAAGGTGACGCTTACCCCTGAACGCCATGCAGAACTCAGCGCACTAGGCTATGTCTCCACAGAAGAAGCCCCTGCCAAAAAAGAAAGTAAGCCGGGAGCGAAACGCAAAACCAAAGAGGATAAAACCGCCAAAGACACCAAGTAGTGGAAGTTGAAGTAGTCACAGACCTTACAGCGGAACCCGTATCCGTGCAGCTTGCCGCCGATTGGTGCAAGCTGCCCGCCCCGATGTACTCGGGTGAGGGAGAGGCGCGGGCGCTGACCTCAGAGGGGGAAATCGTGGCTATGCTCATCACTTCCGCCAGGCAATGGTGCGAGAAGTACTCGGGCTTGTCATTCGGGCCTAAGTCTCTGAAGGCAACTGTTGCCTATGAGGACTACAGAGGTGCCAAGTCGCTGCCCTACGGCCCTAACCAGACCATCACGGCGGTAACGGACGACAACGGGGAGGCAGTGGATGTGGCGCAGTTTACCTCTACCAGCTATTGGGCGGAATACCAGAAGGGCATGTCTGTGAACAACACCTACGGGGAAGACTACGGCGGCTTTGGGGCGGCTTACCAGGCTATGGAGTACACCATTGAGTACACGGCGGGTTTCGCCCCTGAGTCGCTTCCCACTGACATCAAGCAGGCAATCCTGAAGACGGTGCTGGAGCTGTACAACAACCGCGAGAACACGGTGATAGGCACCATCATAGCCAACCTCCCCTTGGGCGCGAAGCAGCTGCTGGACTTGCACAAGCCTAAAGTGATGTTCTGATGCGGACAGGGGAGCACAGGCACCGGATAGGCATTTACAGAGACACGGTCACCGTGGCCGGCAACGGCAACACGGAGGGCGTGAGGGAGCTGGTGATTGAGATGTGGGCAAAGGTTACGCCATTGACCGGTAGTAGGGCGTTGAACGCGGGGCAGATTCTGAACGGAAAGCCCTTTGAGGTAGAGGTAAGGAACCCGGCCCCCTTGGAGATAACGGAGAAGATGCTGGTGGTGTGGAACGGGATGACCATCACCATCCACAGCGTGGTGGAGAAAGACGCGAGGGGTGAGGTACTGCTGATAACGGGGGCTGTGGTGAAGTAATGGCAAAGATAAAGCTAACCATACCCAACCTTGACAAAGCTATTAAGCAGCTAGGCAAGTTCAGGCTGGAGGTAATAGGCGGGGTGGTGAACGAGCTGGACCGCACGGCATTGATGATTGAGTCAGACGCCAAAAGGAACACGCCGGAAGACACCGGAAGGCTCAGGAGCTCCATCGTGAGGCATGAGTACGGGCAGTTCAACCGGACAGTGGGCACGAATGTGGAGTACGCCGTGCATGTGGAGTTCGGCACCAGACACCAGAACGCGCAGCCTTTCCTATTCCCGGCGGCAGAGAAGAACCGGCAGCAGTTTATAGCCAACCTGAAGAAGATACTGAGCACGACATGAAAGACCCGCAGCAGGCACTACGCGACAAGTACCTATCCCTTTTGACAGGAGCGATCTCTGTGAACGGGACGGACTACTTAGCGGTCTACGCGGACTTCGTGCCAAGTACGGCGGACAGGCCCTATATCTTCCTGAGCCAGCAGACGGTGGGGGACGCTCGCACGGGCAACTGCCCAAGCTCGGACTGCACCATTCTGGCGGATATCGTGTGGCAGGCGCAGGGGAACTTAGCCAGGACTAGCGAGGTGAACCATATCGCCTCGCAGGTGATCGAGGCTTTGAGTGCCCTGAACGCAAGGCCCACCAATGATTTGGGCGGCTTTGAGGTGAACAGGCACTACCTGGAGAGCAGCAACACGCTGAACGAGAGCAACGGCTCGCACGTGATCATCAGGCGGCTGCTCAGGTTCAGGGATTTGGTATTTGAAACAGTAACAACTTAAAAGAATAAGAAAATGGCAGTTAATGTACTTAACGCGCAAGACGTGATCATCACAAAAGACGGCATCGTTGTTGGCTGCGCCCAATCCGGAAGCTTAGAGATGTCAAAGGAGGAGCTGGACGCGGTCTGTGCCGCCTCAGGTGGGTGGTCGGAGTCTTCAGAGGGTCGCAAATCTTGGAATATGAGCGTGGATTCCCTTCTCAGGGAGGCCACGGATGCAGACGCAGCCACTAACCATACCTTCCATGATGCCTTTGACCTGTTTGATACAGGCGGGATTGTGGAGGTACAGTGGCAAATAGGCTCATTCACCTACACCGGGCAGGCATTCATGTCTAGCCTTAGTTTAAGCTACTCATCAACCGACGCGCAGACCTGGTCTTCTAGCCTTCGTGGCACCGGGCCATTGGTGAAAGCAGCAGTTGTTCCTGTAGGGTAAGCCTATGAACACGCAGAGAGGATTCGGGCATATCACAGTGGACGGGGTAGAGTACCCCGTCCGCTTCTCATTGAACCAGACACAGATCTTCTGTGAGCTGGAAAAGTGCGACCTGAAGGGCTATAATGACCTATTCGCCTTCTACCCGACAGGCGAGAAGGACGAAGAGGGTAAACCCAAATACGCCAACCGTTTCTCAGAGCAGAAGGTCACACCGGACACCCTAAGGCACCTATTGTACTCAGCCCTGAAAGAGGGGCACAGGGTTTCCAAAAAGGAATTCACCCTCTCCATGGAGGACGTTGGCGACATGCTGGAGCTGATGGAGACCGATAGTTTGGCATGGCGCAACATCCTGCACCTAATAGTTAAAAAGGAGGAAGCCCCACGCCCAAACGACAACCCAAAGTAGAGGAGGAAAGCGCCGAGGAGTTGACCTGGGATGCGGTTAGGAGGCTTGGCTTCGGGGTGCTGGAACTGAAGCCATGGGAGCTTTGGGAGTTGACGTGGCAGGAGTTCTGGGAGATGTACGAGGGGTGGCAGATAAGGCGGCAGTATGAGCATGAGCACACCCGCTACCTAGCCACCATGATGGTGAACACCAGCCTCGGGGCACCCAAGAGGCCGCTTCAGGCAAAGAGCCTTTACCCGCTGCCAGAGCTTGACGGCAAGCCCAAAGCCACAACAGCGGAGGAAATAGAGGCCTTCAGGCAGAGAATAAGCAAGAAACTAGGAAGGGAGATCATTTTCCAGAAGCCCATAAAGGAATGAATGTTGCAGAGCTGAACGTAAAGATATCCGCCGAGCTGTCCGAACTGGACAAAGGGCTGAAGCGTGCAGCTTCCGGTGTTGATGACCTAGGGGATAACGTAGACCGCGCCTCCAACCGGATGCAGAAGGGTACGGCTGATTCCTCAAAGGGCTTCACCTCCATGGGGAACGTGGCAAAGGGGGTCGGCGGGGTGATAGCCGCGGCCTTTACCATTGACGCTGTTCTCTCCTTAGGTAAGAATATTCTGGACACCACCGCCAAATTCCAGAAAATGGAGGCGGTGCTCACCAATACCCTCGGATCGCAGAGCGCGGCGCAGAACGCCATGCTTATGATCCAAGATATAGCCGCGAAAACCCCTTTCGCGGTTGACCAGCTCACTGAAAGCTACGTGAAGCTGGCCAACAGGGGCATACAGCCCACCTCGCAGGAGATCATCAAGCTAGGCGACCTTGCGGCCTCCACGGGTAAGGACTTTGACCAGCTCACCGAGGGTCTTTTGGATGCTATGACCGGCGAGTTTGAGCGGCTGAAGGAGTTCGGGATCACTGCCTCCTCACAGGGCGACAAGGTAGCCTTCACCTTTAAGGGCGTCACCACTGAGGTAGCCAAGACAGACGCTGCCATTAAGGAGTATGTGATGGGCTTGGGTGACGTGGAAGGCGTTAGCGGCTCCATGGCGGCTATAAGCGAAACTTTGACAGGCAAAATATCAAACCTTGGCGACTCCTTCGACCAAATGTTTTTGACTATTGGGAGTCAACAAAGTGGGGTATTCTCATCGACCATCAGCTTCTTAGATGAAATGGTAAAGGGGGTGACTGCCCTAATTGCCACTACTGACCAGCTTGGGCAAAAAATGTCCGCAAGAGGGGTTAGCGAGTATTCGTCTAAGGTTGCAGCAGATTTCAAAGCTTTGGCTGAGCAAACAAAAGCATCAGGAGGGGATGTAGAGACAGCTTTGAAGTCACAAGCCGATGCGCTTATAAAAGATTTAGAAACCAAACAGAGAATTGCCTTATCTAATCTGGAGAAGTTCAGAGAAGAAAGCGGAGGTATTCTAAATAAAATCGGTGAATTAGCCGATCAGTCAGGGGTAAAATATAGTTCCAGAAAAGGGGCAGAATCCACATTGGCCTCTGAAGTATCGCTTATTCAAGGTCAGATTGCAGCTATCGAAGCGGCTTATGCATCAGTGGGGAAGGCCGCAGCCGGTTCGGTAGATAAGCAGATCGGTACGCTTGCACGGCTTAAAAAAGAGCTTGCAGATTTACAAGACATTCAATTAAATGCACTGGGCTCTGGGCGAATAGAGGCCATAAACGAGCAGATATACGCCAAAGAGCAGGAAATCAAGAAGTACCTGGAGTTGGGCGACGCCCAGCGCAAACAGCAGCAGGCGTTGCAGGATCTGCATAAGCAGCTCGCCCTGAACGAGCAGTACTATAAGGCTTTCGGTGACAGCCACGACTATGTGGAGGGGAAAAGAAGCGTGTTGGAGTCTGGCATAAAGAGCCTTATTAACGCAGGCTTCAAACCGGGATCTGCGGCGGTGCAGGAGTTTAAGGCCTATCTTGACAGCCTTGCCCTTTCCACAGAGGCATTGGCCTCTACTGACCTGTTCCAGAATGTCATGCCCACCACCGAGGGCTTCAAGAAAAACCAAGAAGAATTCAAGCCGCAGACGGCTGATATCATCCCTGCCCCTCAGGTAGACTGGGAGGGATGGGATAAGTTTAAGGTAGACCTTAGAGAACAGTATGAAGATGTAAACCTAATGCAAGATGCATTGATGATGGGCACCACCATGCTTACGGACACCTTGGGTGGTGCGCTTGCGGCTGGTCTCTCTGGCGGCATGTCAGCAGGCATCAACGCCCTGGAGCAGGGACTGAAGCAAATGGCGAAGGTGTTCGGGGAGTATATGCTGAAATGGGGGGTGGCGCAGACTATTCTGGCAAACCCCATGGGCCCTGCGGCAATCGTTGCGGGTGTCGCTCTGATGGCGTTCGCTGGGGCAGGGGGAAGCAAGCCGGCCACCGGCGGCAGCCCACGGTCTTCTTACTCCACGCCCACCAGCCGCTCTGGCTCCTACTCATCAGCAGGGGCGGCACTGAACATACAGGGTGAGACACGCCTATCGGGCAATGACATAGTCATTTCCTACCAGAGGTCTCAGGAGCAGGGGAGGAGGACAGGCTAATGGCGCAGATAACCCTTAACGTCACCCAGACCTGTATCAACGGCGGCGGTCGCTTCGTGGTGTCGGTCAACACCACGCTCACGGGCACCATCCGCGTCTACGCCTACACCTTGCCCACCATCACGGAGGACGGGGAGGAGCCGGGCATTGAGCTGTTCCAGGATATCTTCGGGAGCGAGAGCGTTATCTTCACGGGGCTAAAGGACACGGACTGGCACATCTACGCCAAGCACCTGGACTCAGGGGCGGAGAGCCTGGAGGAGGTCTACACCGTCGCCTGCGACATCCCGGTTGACCCAGCGCCCGCCTGCTCCATCCGCATCACGGACGTGGCGGTGGGAGCCACTGAGATCACTATAACAGTGACGGGTGCCGCGGGGGTGGTGGAGTACAGCCTTGACTCATTCGACACGGTGCAGGAGACGGGCAGTTTCCCGAGGCCAGCCCCCGGGGTATACTTAGCCTACGCGCGCGACAAAGACAACCCCGTCTGCGAGAGCTATTTCCTGTTCGCCATCAAGCGGGAGTACGGGCTACTGTACACGCACTCCTTCGGGAGCGCCTTCGCGGGGCAGATCACGCTGAACATCTACGAGAAAGACTATACGGGGGAGGTGATCCCCTTGGAGGTATTGGGCGGCGAGGCCGTGCGTATCAGTATGAACGGGCAGGATGATGACCGCTACGAGGGCATCAAGCCCCTGCAGTGCCAGGTGAGCCTGATGGCTAGGGAAAGTTTCCAGTACTTCAGGCTCTACACAGCCACGGACCGAAAGCACAAGCTCGAGATCGTGAGCGACACCAAGGGCCTGCTGTTTATTGGTTTCCTTCTGCCCCAGTTCTATGAGCAGCCTTACCTGAGCGGCACCTACCCGATCAACCTGACGGCCACAGACGGGCTCGAGGATCTGAAGAACTTCGACTTCAAACCCAGCGGGGCGCCCATGTTCCCGATGTTCATCACCACCATGGAGGCCATCCGATTCTGTCTCTACCAGTTGGAGATAGACCTGCCGATGTACCTGGGGGTGAACTACTACTCTGAGCAGATGGACACAGCCATTGAGCCTTTCCTGCAGTCTCAGATCAATAACCGCTACGCCATGGACGGCAAGAAGAGCATCGACTGCTACGAGGCGCTGGCGGGAATCCTGCAGCCCTACGGGGCGAGGATCTTCCAGATGCAGGGCGCGTGGCATGTGTACGATGTAGAGCAGATGGGCAAGACCTTTGAGCGCCGCCTGTTCTCCAGCGCGGGCACTTTAATAAACGTGGAGGCTCACCAGAGCACCGTAACGATCAATACCCCTACGGAGGGCTTTCCTATATTCATCAACAACAGCCAGTACCTAAACGTGCTGCCGGTGTACCGTGAGCAGAGTATTGAGTTCGACTACGGCGGGAACTTCAATTTCATCAAGTACGGCGACTTTCCGGAGGGCTCCATGCCGACGGGTAACTACGTGCCGGTCGGCTGGAACCTGCAGGCCTACACGGGCCGGACGGGTAGCAGGGGGAAGGAGAACCTTCTCTTGTTCCCTGACCGCCTGGACGGTATGCCTGTCAACCCCTACATCGAGTCGCCGCCCATTCTGTTCAGCACCAACGCGGCCATTACCAGCATTGCGCCGATCAGGGTGAGCCTTAAGTTCAAAGCCCCTTTGCCTGACGTGGGGAGCACACCGCCCCCTGAGGACGGCTACTATATGCTGCGCTACTCACTTAGGATAGGAAACTTCTACGCCACCTCCAGCCAGAGCTGGGCGCAGCAGGAGGCGTTTATCCAGTATGGCGTCTATGCGCGTGACACCTCCATGCAGGAGAGCGTGCGCTATTTCGAGAACCCTCCAGCGGACGGTCCCTTGGTATTACGCATTTACGCACCTATCGCCACGGCGGACGCGAACCTGATAAAGGAGGCGGTCATTGAGTACGAGAGCATAAGGGTGGAGTACGGGGACTTTGACCCTTACAGCACCGACTTCGAGGATGAGATGGTCGTGGGGCAGAACTCCCCCGACATCAGCCTGAAGGCCGACCCGCTGCAGATCCGGCACGGGGACACGAAGCCGGGTGTCTACGCCAACGCCATCTATGTCTCCGAGGACTCCACCAGCATGTGGACGGGGCCTGACGGGCAGACGGAGAGCATACAGGTGCTCTTGCTGCGGAAGATGCTCAGGCACTCCGAGCGGCCACACCTGAAGCTCGCCTGCGACATCAAGGGTGATATTTCCTTTGACGCGGTCATGCAGGACACGGTGCTGCCCAAGACCTTTCTGCCCATCAGCATCTCGTGGGACGTGGTGAAGGGAACTTACCAATGCCAATACTATGAGCAGGAGGACACCACGCCTGTGGAGCCGGTAGATGAGTTGTTTGATTTTGAACTTGCGGACTTTGAGGAAGCAGACTTCTATTAATATAAAATATGGCAATTAGAAACAAGACACAGCTGGAGAGCGATATTTCAGGCAACGTCAAAAGCGGTGGGACCCCCAGCAAGACCACGGCGGCAGACCTGCGCACTGTGTTCACAAACTTAGTGGACACTGTTTTCAACTTCTTCGCCTCCGCCAATACATGGACCGGCGTAAACGACTTCACCGGCACGCTCAAGTACAAGGGCACCGACCTAGACCAGAAATACGCAAGCCTTAGCACCAACCCTCCGCCCACCGAGTCAACGGCTCAGCAGGGCGTGGTGTGGTCAACGCCGCCTACGGTGAGCGTTAGTGGTGGAACAGCCATAATATCAGCTTTTACCCCAACGGTAAACGGCACAGAGCGGAATGTGACGCAGGCTACTCCTACATTCGTGTATCCGGCAGACGGTTTCCACTACAGGGTGTTCGTTATACTGAACTTCGCAGACCCAGCCGCGCCTTACTCCACCCTGAAATTAGGCGACACAGCCGCCACCACGGCACCAGCCGTTGCGCCTACGCTCTCAGACACCACAGAGAAGTACATCAGCCAGTTCGTGGTGCGCAGTGACGGGGCGGTAGTCCCGCCTCCTTCGGCTGAGCTGCAGGAAAACGTAACGCAGACGGGGCAGAACGGCGTGAAGTCCAGCGGTATCTGGAGCTTTGTGACGAATGCGCTAGGGGGTAAGCAGAACACCCTCACCTTCGACAGCGCGCCGACTGCCGCCAGCACCAACCCTGTAGAATCTGGTGGGGTTAAGACCTATGTGGACAACATCTATACGCCACAATTGGATTACAACCAGTTTGACCTCACCTGCGAGGTGGCTTTTGTTGGTAAAGTGGTGATAGAGAGCGTGACCAACATCCGCAACTGCACAGGGTTCAGCTACGCGCTTTTCACGCCCTCCAATGAAACGCTGGGCGCGGCGCGCACCACGCTCACGGACATCAACGCCGACATCGCGGCCCTGGCGGAAGGGGCGGTGTATGAGGTGCATATCACAATCCCGCCGCTCGCGCAGGGGAAGGATTTCGCAAAGGCCATATTAAGGGCTGTTAAACTGTAGACCATGGGGCGTTACATCATAAAGGCCATGCCAAGCGGTATTCTGATCCCCACCCGGTACTGCCTGTGGTTCGACCAGGCTAATGACCGAGTGGACATTCCCTTCAACACGCGCTATAACGTTGGGGTGGGCGACATGGCGCTGGTTTTGCATTTTTACAAGATCGCCACAGACACCAGCACGCGGCTACTCTCGGGCAAGGGCACCAGCGCCGCGGGCTACGCCACGCGCTACAACTTCGCAGTACAGAACAGCCAGTTGCGCTTCGGTTTCGTGAAGGACAACAATGCCTACGTGGCAGTCGGCAGCTTCTCGCCCCTTCAGTGGACGGTGGCCATCGGGCAGCGCGTTGGCGGCGGAAACGAGGGGAACCTTCAGATGTCGAGCTACGAGGTGTACTCGAACGGGGCGAGGGGCACGGTGGGAAGCGGCACGCTGCCTTGGGCGGACGCTAACTGCGACAACACCGCCCGCTTTACGCTGGGGGCGGCGGAGAACGGAAGCAACCCCTTCGGCGGCTTTCTGGGGCCTTCGTCCTTCTTTTCGCGCAAGCTGCTGCCTAATGAGATCGGGCAGATCAGCAACAACCGCTACAACCCCAGCCTGAACGCAGGGTTATGGGGTTTCCACGACAATGCCGGCCTCAAGCTGACAGACCTCGGCTCAGGGCAGAACCACGGCTCGCTGATAAATTACACTGCGACTGAAGTTGACCTTGCCACCAACACGGTATGGTGCCCATACGATGGGGTGTGCGGTTTCAGCACCTCCGCGCAGACCTATACCTTCACCGCCCCCAATGACCTGACTATCTACAAAGCCATCAGAAGGGTCTCCACCGTGGCCTCCGCCTCATGGGTGCTGAAGGAGGCGGACGGTGCGGCGCTGAACTCGGGAACGATGAGCTTTGACTCGGCAGGCCTAGCGTCCTCTTTGGCCATAGCTATGGCACAGGGGCAGAAACTGGAGATCACCTACGCGGTGACCGCGAACGCTGTTATTAACTTATTCTACTAAAGCTATGAAATCAAGATGTTTTTTGGAGGAAATTTTGACACCAGAACAGGAATTAATGATGGTAAACTCAGAGATTGATGCTATCCTCAGCGGCCATGCAGTCACATTGGGGCCATACCCTAGCCCAGAGGGCAGGCTTTTAATTAAGCTTGTTTCCAGGAGGAAAGTATTAGAATGTGCGAATGCCTCCCATGTAGAAATACAGAATTAAAGCTATGAAATACTACTCGCTAATACCCAACTCCGCCTACCCCAGCCTGACCTATCGTTACGATGTTATCACCATGCTGGCGGACGAGGAGGGGAAACTCACAGGGCAGACCCTTTTGGAGGGGCACCACACGCCCGAGCAACTGGCGGAGGTGGAGAGCCTTGGCGGGGTGAACTACACGCCGGAGGAATACCAGAGCAGAGAGGTGTAAACGAAACGATAACAGGCCGCGGCTTAAATGAAATGAGTGAGTAATGTCAAAACGCTTTAAACTTTTCCAGACACTGTTCCAGAATTGGGGCTTTTCAGATGCCGAGGACTACGTCGGGACTGTGTTGGGGGTTAAAGCGATGCCATACCTGGCGCTGCTTGCGCATTTTGTTGGAGCCTTAATCGCGGGAGGAGTCGCCTTCATGGCTAAATGGGTCTGGGAGCCGCCCGGAGCCGCCCTTCTGATTATAGCTATGGACCTGTTGAATGCTCGGTACGGCTATCTGGTGGCAAGGAAGATTAAAGGGGAGGTGTTTAGTTGGAAGAAGTTCCACCGCACCTTCGGGATAATAGTCTCGGATGTGCTGCTGCTTTCCATGATTCACCATGCTGTGCAGTTCTACCCTTACTACGCGCCTCTGAGCCATATCCTATTCGGCTGGCTGTTCATGCACCGTGTAGGGGCAATTGTCAAACACATGGCAGACCTGAAGCTGCAGGACGGAGGGCTTAAGCGGTTCCTATTGAAATGGATTTCCAACAAGATACGCACAGAGGTAGGCACTCAGATTGTAGACAACATACAGGGCAAAGAAATAGACACCCCTAAAAAAGAAGAAACATTATGAAAAATCTATTCACCAAAAACCCATTCACAACCATAGGCGGTGTGGTGGTTATCACAATCGCGTCCGTGGATATGTACCGGAACGGCGTGCACGGCGAGAACATAGGGCTTATGGCCACAGGCCTTGCCCTTTTGAAAGCTGCTGACAGCGGCAAAGAAGCCAAAATTGAAACACATGAAGGGTGACGTGGATAATTTAAAGAAGAAAAGATAATGTTAGGCACTATTAAACAAATCTGGAACGACACCACCAAGAACGCGATAACGGGGAGATACTCCATGAAGAGGTTAATGTCATGGTTGGCTTTCTTTTTTATAATGTTCCTAAGCCTAGCGGACGTGGTAGAGATGCACCTTTGGCCGGAACAGTCTTTTGCGGTCTCTAAGCCAAACGTGGAGGTTCTGTGGGTTTGGGTTCCAATTGTGGTAGGTGGCGTTGGCATCACCGCATGGAGTAAGATTAGGAACATACAGGCAGGATTAACCGAAACCAATAAAGACGAATAGCCATGAGTAAGATTTTAACTATAGATCAGTGTAGGAAACTGGCGAAGGAATTCGACATTGAGTTAGCCGTTCTGCTTGCTGTTAAGGAAGTGGAAGCAGGTAAGAGAGGCTTTGACCCTGCCACTGGAAAGATCATTATACAGTTTGAGCCACATTGGTTTAAAAGATACTCGCGCGTATGGGTACCCAATGGCGTTGAGTCGCAGGAGCCTGAGTGGAAAGCCTTCAATAAGGCGTTTGCCATCAATGCAGAGGCGGCTATGCTGAGTACCAGCATCGGGTTGATGCAGGTAATGGGCTTTAACTACAAAGCGGCAGGCTTCAAGTCAGTTCATGAGATGTGGGATAGATGCAAGGAAAGTGAGGAGGAGCAAATGCGAGCGGGGCTTAACTTTATTAAAAACAACCCCGCCCTCTACAAAGCCGCCAAAGAGAAAGATTGGCACACCTTCGCCTACCACTACAACGGAGCTGGCTATAAGGCCTTAGCAAAGAGACTGAAACGAGAGCCTTATAATATCACTTTGGGTAATGCCTACGCCAAGTATGCAAGGCAATACCCTGAAGCAGTTTTAGCCTAAGCCATGCCCACCATCAGACCTATTCACCTAATCGCAGCCGTGGCGTTGCTGCTTGTGGGCTGTAAAACCACAAAGCCTTTAGACCCCATTCACATTATGGCGGTGGAACTATCAGTAGACAGTCTCGTGCGGCCGTGTATGGCACACGTGCCTATGCAAAAGCCTACCCTTATACAGAGGGTATTCGGCACCGGCTCCAAAACGAAACTAAAGAACGTCACTATAAACGTGAACAGCCAAACGGCCACGGGTGGGTCTACCATAGGGGCTAATGAACAGGGCGGAGCTGATAACAGCAAAGTAAAAAGGAGTGCCACCAGTACAGCCGAAACAACAAACACGGGCGGTCAGGGTTCAAAGGTAGACGGTGACGCCGAGGCCACGGCTTCCAACAAACAAGGGGGCGGGTCGCTTTGGTGGTATGTGGTAGCTGCAGGCGTGGGTTTTGCAATAAGGCAGTTCGCCCCTATGCTTTGGCGTATGGCTATTCCAGCGTGAGCGTGGGGTATAAGTTGTTTGAGTTTTAGCCCTACTATGTAGAGAATTTCGTATATTTGTACAGAGCCGGTTTGGTACCCGGTTTTGACGTCAACTGACCCTGCCCTAAGCGGCGGGGTTTGTTGTTAGAAAGCGCCAATAAAACACCCTAAAACGCCCCCTTTTTGAAAATAAATTTCTATTAAGCTGATAATTAGGCATTTGCTTGGTTCCAAGTGGGCCCACCTGAAAATCAGCCACTTACGAGGTAAAACTTGTAAGTGGCTTTTTTATTTGCACACATTTTGCACACAAATTAGGCTTTTAGTTCACAATACATTTGAACCTACTCCCAAAAAGTAATTAATGAAAATATGTTCTATTCAAATTTAGTAGGTAACAGAATAGACCAGAATTTTAAGAGGCTGATATTTAGTTTGAATGTAAGTATGGCCTTATAAAAGCAAGTAATGCTTGCTAAAAGCTAATACTTTCTTTAGTTTACTTCAATTGTGCAGTTCCACTTCACTGTTAGTCCTCAAGTTTGTAACATCAAAACGAAATGATGTTAACCAATTCCTTTTCTATGCTTTCTTCTACTGAATCTTTTACCACCCTTGAACATAAGTTATGGGATGCATTGAGCATAATAAGAGAGCAGCAAGTGCACTTCCAGGATTTTCACTTAGTAACATATCTTCTGTTTCTCCAAAAAGAAGGTGCACTGGACTTTTTCATCACCACTGAGCCTGGAAGAGCAAAAGAAGACTTGAGACTTTCAATTTCAAGAGGAGATAGAGAAAAGTTTGAGCTGAATAGGCTTATATATGATGCTTTTTATCCAGCTATACAGTATGTAAGCGAACATAACTTTTATGATCTCCTCCGTCTTATTTGTTCAATGGACAGAGACTCGCTTGACATACATTTTGGAGATTTAGTCGAAAACTTAATTTTCAGATTATCCAAAACTGAAGGGCAGCATGGGGGAGAGTATGTACAGCCCCTGGAGTTAACGAGGTTTATTTGTGCCTTAGCAAGCCCATATGCAGGGGCAGAAGTTTATAACCCATTTGGAGGCCTTGCTTCCTTTGGCTTATACTTTGATAAACCTGTTAATTATACCGGCGAAGAAATCAACATGAGGTCTTGGGCTATCGGAATGATTCGCCTTTTGGGTGCAGGTAAGGCGTCTAATTCTGATTTTGTGGTTGGTAATTCTATCGCAAATTGGAACAGACGCTCCAAAAGGTATGATTTAATTGTAGCGAACGCTCCGTTCAATGTGAAGATCAGGAAAGATGAGGCTAATTTGCTTAAGTATCATCGTGATGGTTATTCAAGTATTCAACCTTCATATTTTGACACCTTTCTAATAAATAATTCTTTAGCTGCTCTTAAAGAAAATGGCAAAGCCATATTTGTTCTTCCATCTGGGTTCTTAACTAATAAACAACCTGAGTATGCAAGATTACGACAGGTGTTAGTGGAGAATGATTTTTTAGAAACCGTTATTTCATTTCCTGGTGGTCTCTTGTCAAATACAAATCTGCCTTTTTGTGTGATTGTGCTAAATAAGGTAAAGCAAGACAGAAGTAAAATTCTCTTTATAGATGCAGAAACTTCTGTAAAAGAGGTTTCCAAAAACGATAAAAGGATTGATGCTGATCGACTGCTTTCAATAATTACCAATACTGACAGTTCATTGTCAGAAGCCTCTACTACTGCATTTCCGGAGGCAAAGCTGGTTTACATTGAAGAAGTTGTTAATAACGATTTCATGTTGAATGTTAACCGTTATATTACTGTAGAGCTGCTGGAAGATCTGGACGGAGAATATGTAGAACTTGGCAAGCTCCTTAAACCAGTAAAAGGTTCCAAAATTGGAGATGGCCTTTCAGGAAAGTTAATTCGCATAAGAGATCTTAGCAACGATAAGCTTGACTTTGAGATAAAGGTTAATGAGTTAGTAGAAGTAGATTTACCTAAAAATGCCTCTAAGTTAGATAAATCTGCGCTTTTAATTACTATTAGATGGAAGACCCTTAAACCGACATTCTTTGAATACAAAGGGGAACCAATATACGTTTCACCTGACGTAGTGGCGTTTGAGGTAAACGAGCAGAAAGTTGATGTAGGCTTTTTGGTTCAGGAGCTTTCCACAGAGTATGTTACTGCTCAACTTAACAAGTACCGCACAGGTACCACTATTCCTTATATTCCTATCAATGATTTTATCAAAGTGAGGGTGAAGGTTCCTGCTTTGAGGGAACAAAGAGCCAAAATCATTGGAGCTACTTTTAAAACACTGGAAGATGAGCGTATCGGTATTAAAAAGGAAGCTTATGAGGAGCTCGCCTCTATTAAGCATTCCATGGGCACGCCTTTACTTAAGCTCAACGCCTCAGTCAGAAATATAGAGAGTGTATTGAATAAATTAGACCATGAATGGCAGAGTGTAAAGATGAGTAGCAAGAGCAATCAAACATTAGGTGATGCTGTTAACTCTCTGTATTTGAATTTAAAGCTGATCTCGAATCTCTTAAAGACCAATGAGCTTGAACTAGATAAAAGTACATACCCTTTGGCTCAATTTGACGCGATACAATTCTTTCAAAGATTTGTCAATGAGCTAAGAGCTAATGATAAAAATAAGTTTGAAGTAAGATTAGAAGTCTCTTCAGATGTAGAGGAAGATTTTAAAGAAGGTGCATTTATAAAAGCAAATGAAGAATTGTTGGAGATAGCTTTTAACAATATTGTAGAAAATGCACAGAAACACGCTTTTGTCAAGGATAATGAGAAATATGTGCTAGAGTTTCGTTTAGATCTTTATCTTACTCAAACTTCTGCCTATTTATACATTCAAGTTGCAAACAATGGAAAGGCATTTCCTCATAATTTCAATATAGAAAAACTTACTAGAAAGGGAGCTGTGGGAGGTTCTACAGGCAACTCAGGAATAGGAGGTTACCATATTAATGAGATCGTGAAATGGCATGGTGGTAGATTAGATTTGATGACGGATCCGTATCTGACTTTTCCATTCACAACAGTTTACGAAATTTATATACCTATTAGTGGCAGTCAAGGAAATAATAGATATGAATAAAAGATATAGAATTCTTTGGATTGATGATAAAATTGAAGAGTTTGATGACTTTGTTATTTTAGCTGATAATAATTGTATTGATTTAGAGGGTTATAAATCCTTTGAAGAAGGTTTTAATGTACTTGAAAATGATCTTATCAAATACGATGGAGTGCTTTTAGATGCTTTGTTTTTTGCTAAAAAAGATCAAGTAAGAGGAGAGGAAGATGTGGAAGGTTTGGTAAAAGCTGTTTCTCGCCTAAATGAACTTAAGTCACAAAAGTTAATGCCTTGGTTTATTCTTTCTGGTCAAGATTCTTTCACTAAGGAGCAAAATGGTATACTCAAAGCATACAATAAAAGATGCTTCGATAAAAAAAATGGCGATGATTTGGAGGCGTTACTTGAACTTATTAAGGTTGAAGCTAATGGAGTAGAGGATACTAAGATTCGACACATGTTTCCAAGAGCTTTTGATGCCTGTGAAGCTCTAGGAGCTGAAGCTCAAAAATTTCTTCTGCAAATTTTGAAAAGTACGCAAACCCCTGCTACTCCCTTTGATGATAAGCTTTACTTCACCCAAATCAGAATTATTTTAGAACAATTATTTAGAGAAGCGAACAAACAAGGTCTGCTACATGATAAGTGCTTAGAAGGAGGTAAAGTCAATTTATCAGAATCTTGCTTGTTTTTGGCTGGGAAAGACACTAAGCATTTAGGTATTAAATGCGGTAAAGCACACTTACCCAAGATAATAGCTGATAATGCTTGGGCAATAGTATCCATCACAGGAGCAGCTTCACATACAGAAGGAGAGAATACGCCCGAAGGAAGAGCTTCAATTGCGGAGTACAGAAAGTACGTTGATACACCTTATCTACTCTACAGTCTAACTTTTCAATTAATAGACATTTTAATATGGTTTAAAAGTTATTTTATAGACAATCCAGATAAGGAGAAGAATCAAGTTTTTTGGATTCCCACTTCTCTGCCGCTAAATAATGGAGAGTGGGTAAATGGGAAAGTGGTCAAAATTGCAGAAAACGGCTATGGAACCTTTCAACCCTCAAATGGGAGCAAAACTTTAAGTATTATACCTCCCAAGGTAAAAGAATTTAATTTAAAAGAACAACAAGAAATTAAGGTAACTACAAAGCAAGATGGAACAGGCACCAAAACCTTAATTGAAAATATAAAAATTGAAACTCCAAGTAATTAATTTTCTATTTTAATATTTGTCTTACCCCAAATTAAAATTTTTAAGTATGCCTATTAATGAGTTGGAGAGACATCCATATCTGAATTATTTAGAAGATTTCAATGTGGTTCCAAAACCTGCTTATTCAGGAATAATAATAGGCTCTTTTCCCATTTACGCTTGTACTGACACACTTGATATTAACCTTAATGTTATTCAGCAAAGGTTAAATTTAAATGAGGTAAAAATGAGGTTCTTTTATGGGAGCAAGAAAAGCAACCTTTGGAAATATAGTACTGCAGCATTTGGTGTATTAGATCCTACTTTAGCCATGGCTGGAGATAACTTGACTAGTCTACCTGATTTAGTTAGAGAAAGAACGATAGATTTTTTACAATCTAATGATTTATTGATAACAGATGTAATCCTCCGGACCAATAGGAGGAAGAAGAGCAGTGAAGATTCAAACTTGTGGATTACAGATGATGGAGTGAATCAAAATATCAAAGATAATCTTCAGTTAAATTATAATCTTCGGAATACGCTTGAAAGATTTCCTACAATAAATAATTTGTATTTTACAGCCAATGGAATAGATGGGAAAAGCCCATTTGGATGGTTTCGGTCATTATTTGACAACCTTGAAATACATGAACCTAGAGTAATAGGTGGAAGAACTTGGGGCTTTACTTGTATAGTAGAAAATAGAACTTACAAAGTTTTCCTGTTGCCCACCCCAAAAACTAGAGGTATTCATTTTACTGACAATAGAAGAGTTGAAATGTTTGCTAATTTTCTACAAAGTACTAATATAGAGTTGTATATAAGTATTGATAATGTCCCCCAAAGCCTTTGGACTCCTATGCAGAAGTATGAATTAACAGAAGCACGAGAAGAGTTTTTAATTGAGTGCTACAGGCAAGCATTAGTTCTGAATAATTTGGATTTCACCGGATTTGTTAACAATTAG